ACCACTCTTCCTCGAAGCGTCGGTAATACTCCGTCAATGATTTTCTTTACATCTCTCCAATCTTTCGCACCTGTAGACTTGTCTACCGCACTTCCTTCTACGATCTGCATAATTTCATCATTTTCAGTATTAACCCCAGCTTCCGCGAAGTCCGGCTTAATAACTTCCTGTACGATATTAACGGCTTCGTCTTCCTGTAAATCGTTTGCGATTGGTACAAGTGCGCCGTAGTTTTCAATGTTGTACTGAATGTCCTCTGTATTTGCTGCTTCTCCCGTAAGCTTCGTTCCAGATTTATACTTTTTCAGCTTTTTACCGCCAATTTTTGCAAATGGCATTTTACCATGATTAGAAGTTGCTTTAATGATATGGCAATGGTTTTTAAGGCTCGGGAATCCAGCTCTTAATACCTGGATATCATTTACAAACTGTTCCGGCAGAATAGCGGCGTTTCCGTCAATGTTTACCGCTGCTCTTTCTTCGTCTGTTAATGCCGCTTTTCCATGCAAAGCAAATTTAACGGCAGCTCTCAACTCGCTTACTGCTCCTGTGGTTCTACTTTCTTTCTGTTTTCTCTGTCTTCCCAGGTCTTCCCGTTCTTCGTCGTCTTCTGCTTCTCTTACTGCAAGTAATTTCTGCAATTTTCTTTTTTCTGCTAACGCTTCCTCTGCCTTGTCCGCGTCTCTGCTTTCCAGGTATCCGTTAATTTCCTCTGTTTTCTGTGTAATCGCTTCTCTTAATTCCTGTACTGTCATTTTGTTACTCCTTATTGTTTTTATCTGCGATTTCTAGTAGTCTCGCTTCTTTTCTCAGCTCTTCCAGCCTTTGCTCTTCTTTTGCATCTGCTTTCATACGTTCAAAACTTCTACAGTTAATTTGTGAACTGTCATAAGCTGGGAACGTACACGGGCTTACTTCTAGCAGCTCCGCTTTTATAATGCTTCTTTTGTACATTTCTTCGCCTTCATGTTGTACCTTGCTCCATTTATCTTCCTGGCAGATAAAACCGAAGCTGCTACCGTCTACATCTCCACGCTGCACACTTTCCCGTACATCGTTTCCCCATGTATTGTTAGGTAAATCAATATCGTAATTCAGCCCGGTAGTGTCCCCCGTGTTAAATCTTAGTGTGTCCGTTTTCGTATTTCCAAGCGGGCGGCTTGTGTCGTGATTCCATAAGGCTTTTATCTCGCTGCCGCTCTCTTTGCATCTGCTTAAACTTTCATCGAAGCACCCGGCGGCGATTTCCTCTAAATATTTGTCGCCCCAGCGATCAGTAATAACTACAGGCGTATTATACTTAACTGCATATCCGCCAATCGTCCGGCTTTCTCCGCCTTCTGCCGCTGCTCTTACTTCAAGCTGTATTTCCTGGGCTGCTACATAATTTCTTTTTTCCTGTATTCCTACTG